GCCGCTGTAGACAATCGAACCCGCTTGCAGCGGCGTGTACGCGGGCGGCAGCGCGGACACGATGGATGCAGACGCAGCCACCACGCCCGCGTAAGTCGGCACCAGCTCGGTGGCCTGCAGATAGTTGGCGTCGTGCAGCGGCGTGACGCCGGGGTCGGTGCCCAGCCAGTGCGACAGTAGCGAACCGGAAACCAGCGGCGTGCGCTGGTGGTGCAGCAGGTTGATGGCTGCGCTGACGCGTGATGTGCCGCCCAGGCTGAACGAGTAGGTGGCGCTCTTGCTGGTGGGGCTGGCCACATTCAGGTAGCCGTTTTCGATCCACGGCAACACCTCCACCGCTCCGCCCAGGTACAGCCGCACCTCAAGCCATGCCACCAGATGCGCGTCAGAGCCGATCTGCTTGCGGAAGACCCAGCTTGACATGCGGTGGCCGCTGACCCAGGCCTGGAAGGGCGCTGCCCATTCGGTGTTGCCGAAAGCCGCGATGCCAAACGTGCCGCCAGTCGAAAACTCTGCTGTGATGCCGGTAGCAATCAGGTCAGCCGTCGTCAGCGCAGTGCCGGTGCTGGCCGTGCCCGCGCTTGGCGTGACCGTGACTGCTGACCCGGCGCTGGTGTAGACGCCCGAAATGATGGTGAACTTGGCAGAGCCATCGGGCCATGCGTTCTTGATCGTGGCTTGTGCAGTCGCGCCGCTGATTGCGATGCCGCTGCCCGAGGGAATGTCGCCCTGCCTGAATGCGTGGCCCACGGTAAACGGCAGCGTGCCGGATGTGGAGCTCGTCAGGGTGAAGGGCGAAGGGGTGCCAACGACTGCCGCACTGCTGGTGTACGTCCCGGCGCCCGCATTGATTAAGCCCCGGTTGTTGCTGATGCTGTAGTCGGTTGAGCCCTCTGTCGCCCTCTGAATGGAGATGGCTTTCGCCGTCCCAGCCTCGCCCTCTGCCCACGACACTGACGATGGGGACCAAGTGGCTCCAGTGCCCGCTGGCGTGACAGTGACGCCGCCAACAGGGCCAACACCATTGAGCGAGATTGTGCCAGCCGTAGAGACGCCCGTAGTGCCTGCGCTGGGCATGGTGATGGTGGCGTGGGTGGCGACAACTGGAGGAATTACTCCCCCGTAAGGAAAACGTTGGCTTACAAAGATAGCATTAGGCATATTGGGGTACAAACCATCCATCAAAAGTGTAGGTAGGTGTTGGCCCTGTTGGGGCCGCAGAATCACCCTCGCAAATAGCGTAGCCACTGATGGCTATTTCTGCTACTGCTGTAGTGGAGGGATAATACAAATCTCTTAAAAACTCAATTGACGTGTTTCCAGTTGTGAGAGCACAGTCTGCTGTAGCATAGTCTGCCATCGGGGAACAAGTCCACACCGAACAAGTCTGTAAAAACACATCATCATTTTGTTCACGAACAAACGGGACACTTTGTTTGTCTTCACGTACACGTAAGAATTTTTGCGGATGATCGTGTTCCCAATCATTCCCGCAAACCATAAGCCCGTCCCACCGCTTTTTAATTTGGTCGGATTTAAACTTGAAGCCACACACATCGCAGTGTACGTTCCAAGACCCAGGCTTATAGAAAACACCAGTCATTTCTTCAGTTCCCGAATGTCTGTTTTAATTTCTTCAAACATAGAGCGAAGCTCTAGTTTAAATTCTTTAAAATCATTTTTATGAAGGTATTCTTCTTTAATTTTTTGTTGACTGTGCTCCAGCTCAGTCACACGGGAATCTTGGACATCAATAGTGCGTTTCATAAACCACACTACCAACCCCAAAGCGGACACAATAATCCACTTGGCTAGTTCGATCTCTGACATTATGCACCATAGTAAAGAACAGCCTGTGGAGCACCCGTACCGGACACAACCACAGAAATACCCAAATCTGCACGAATTGGGGTTACCATTGCCAAACTATTAGCTCCAGTAGTGGCTGTTGCGGAAATACGTGCCAACACAGTACCAGAGGTGTCACCCAGAGCGTTGTCATACACAGTTAAAGTAGCAACGTTAACGCTGTCTGTAATCACGCTTACACCACTTAAAACACCTTTACCAACATGAATAAGTTGTCCTGCTGTGGCGTTGATTAAGCCACTTGAAATTGCAAGTCCTGCCATAATTTCTCCAAGAAAAACAGCCCATGTTTCAGAGCTGTTTTATTGTTATCGAGTGTTAGTCCTAGCGGACATACTTTACAATCACCAAGAGTTCCCCTGCTGTGGGATTACCAGTCGAACACCCACCACGGGCGAACAAACTGATTTCACCCGCCAAGGGCGCTTGGTATTCTTGCAAAATACCAGTCATTGGAGTGTGTGATGCAAACGTCCCAGCCGTGTTGGTAATAGCTACCGCAGATGAAAACTGAGTACCACCGGATGCTGACCCAAGAGACAGCACTGGAAGTGTTACACCGTTACCGGAAAAAGCTGTACGCAACCACGTATTTACTTCCAAAATCGAAGCGTCTGCCGGGAGGCGTCCAATCAATGTATCCGTGTTAGCCGTAGTAAAGTTCGCAAACGTCAAACGAAAGATGCGAGTAACGACATCCTTTACTTGAAACGTTGAAAACGGCCCAGCCGAATTTGGATCAGAATAGATAATTGCCATAATTGTTTCCTTTTAAAAAGGGGAGCGGCTAGGATACCCAACCCAAACTCCCCATTAAATCAATTAGGCACCAGGAGAACCGTAAATACCACGGGCATCCGTCCAGCCGAAGCTATAACGAGCAGTTGCCTTGTACTTAGCATTCTCAGTATCAAAGTCATTGTCCTGGTCAAACCCGTCAGCACGACGCTCAAAATACTTCATGCCGTGTGGCACATCAGTACGAATGAACCATGCATCAGTGTCGGTCAGATAATGATTAACCACAGTCTCAGGAATGAGGCCCATATTCTTGATGGCGTTCAAGTCGTTGTTGTCAGTACCAACACGACCATCGCTACCCAAAATACGCTTGGCTTCAAACATGATTTGACGTGGGATAATCAAAGTCTTTGGACGCACTGCAATCAGCAAACCACGGTCGTTGGTAAAACCAGCAATGTCAATAACTGCTTGTTCCAACGCAGCTTCTGACAAGTCAGCAGCCGTCGCAATTTGATTAGACCACGTACCACCCGCCAAGTTGGGGTGGTTAGTTGCCAACAGAGTTACGCCATCGCCACCAATAAAACCAGCCGTGTTGTAACGATTGTACACGTTAGCAGCAACAATTTCCTTGGTTTGACGCATCGAGAATGCCAAACCTTGAGCCTTACGCTGACCAACAACAGCATACTGGTCATCATCCATCACTTCACGCGTGATGATAAACCCGAGGGCATACGTCACATGTTGATAACGGGTAATAAACGCTTGCCGTTCCGTGTCATAAGAAATCGGAGCACCTTCAGACTTTTGAACCGCAAGGCCAAAAGACGAAACACCGACGTCCTCTTCAAACGCTTTAGTTGACTTAAAAGTATCAAAGAGCTTTGTAAACTCTACAGGATACTCACTGTATGCTTTACCGTACCACGCATTTACGCCGGGCCAGAGGGCTTTTGCAAAGGAGCCACTATTGATAATACTCATATGTTGCTCCTATTAAACGCCGACTTGACCAGTACCGCTAGACATCGTAGAACCATTCAGCTTCACATACACGTTAATGAATGCGTCGCCAGGAACGTTGTCAGGACGGCTGGGAATACCCACAATTTTTAGTGGTAGAGTAGCGGTCGTAGCCGTACCAGCCGAATCCAACTGCATACCAGAAGCACCCGAAGCGGTGTTACCAGCAGTCAGCAAGAATTGACCATTCAGACCAACCAAGGCCGTCAAGGCAGCGGCAGCAGGACCAGCGCCACCCAACTGAACTTCATAAATTACACTAGGGTCAGTGCAAACCAACACGTAACGATCTGTTGAAGCACGACGGAACACCGGAGTGTTCAAATCCGTGACCGGAGGAACGTTGGTGATGTCGCCAACACCAGTGAACAAAATACCAACTACAATACCGTAAGGGACACCCGTTGCAGTTGCTTGACGAGTCACTGTGGGCACGCCAGTGGCCGCACGGGCGTCACCAGCAAGCTGAACAGCATCGCCAACCATAACAACAGTCGAGTCGCCAGATGCCATAAAGCACACCTCCGACTGACCAGTATATGGCGCACCTGTAACCATTTTTACAGGCCGAAAGCCATTAATACGAGAAACACTTGCCATTAGCAAATCTCCATAAATAGCCCCCAGCTTTACAAATTACGAGTTTCCGTTTGTAATGGAAACTTTGCCGTAATCGGCAGAACTAGAAGCAGTTTGTTTAATTGAGTGCTCAAGAGCATCAATACGGGCTTTCTTGGTAAGCTGGTCTTCTATGTAGAATTCTTTTGGAATTCGCATGACAAAAGCCTTTTCACCCTTACCCACTGATACCTGAGCTTTAGAACCAACTGGAGTTGCGGCATTTACTCGCTTATCACCAACCTGTACGGTTGACGCATCAACAAGCTCATAGCCTGCATCCAGAAATTGTTGGATTCGATCTCCCGAATCATTAACGATACGGTACTCAAAATTGGCGTCCTTACCTTGTACGGTAAGAATATTACGACCACCAATAGGGGTACGACGGGGACGTTGTGCACTTGCACTAGCTGCTGTTCTACTCATGGTAGTCTCCTTAACGAGTCTGCTTTAATTCTTTAATGTAGTCGGCTTCCGACATGATTCCACTGGCTACAATGGATTTCATCACTTTCCGCTCGTCTTCACTCATGCTGAATGAAGTTTGTTTGCTGGGTGTGCGTGTAGACGATTCGACTACAGGAGCACGACTAGTGTTGGGGTTTTGGAATTTATGAGCAAATTCTTGCTTAATTTCCTTTTCAACCATACGCAACACTTCTGACGGAGAATGCCCAGCTTGGTGAAGTTCAAGACCTAAAGCATCTGCTGTTTTACGCATCACTTTGTTGTTTTCATACCAAGAATTCTTTTCAACCCAAGATTGAAATTGCTCTGTATAAGCGTTGTCTTGTTCTACAGGAGGATTGGCTTCTCGCACAACCGACTCCTTTTCAAGCCTCACCTCATCAATTTTTTCTTCAATAGCAAAGGCCCGGTCGTGGTCACCATCTACGAATGCACGCTTGCGTTCATCCTGTAGGGCCTTCAAAGCACGATTGTATTCAGTCTCTTTAACCTTAGTGTGGTGTTCTTTAAAAGCTGCTAATGCTTGTCGAACTTGTTTCAATTCACGACTAGTATTTTCAATCTTCTTAAATAGTTCACCACGCCGAACAAACTCAGGAGCATCAATAAATTCTGACTCATCGCCGTCAAAATCGTCTTTAGGAATCCAGCCTTGTTCAATGGCTTTAATTTCCATAGAAGTATATTCACGTTCCGGGGCTTGTTCACCAGCCCCTTCTGGGGCTGTATTTTGGTCTAGATTAGGAGAATTTTCTGTTGACATATTATTCCTTAATAACTGCTACGATGTCTTCATCATTCAGGATGACATAGGGGGTTTCTGGGTCTTGCGGGTCTTCAACCGTCTTGCCTGCGTTCTTTGCAAACAACACTGTCTCGCCAATTTCTGCCCAAGGAATACCACCAAAATCTACCCATGCGGTGGCACCAACAGCCACTACAGTGCCTTTATCGACACTCGCTTGATAGCGCACATTCTTATCAGTTTCGATGACAATGCCAGCCTTCTTTGCAGAAGCAAACACTTCGTCATGCTCGTCATACCGGGTTTGCTTTACAAGCACCCGATGACCTTTAGGAATAATCATTCAGTCTCCTTTACTTCTTCAAAATCTACTTGAAGAAAATCTTTTACTGCTGCAATATATCCGGCATACAAAATATCAGTCCGATTGTCTTTACCAACTTCTGTTTGGAGATAATCAGTCATACCAATTGCGCGATGGTCAAACTTAACCATCAATGCTTGTGTTACCGGGTGCTTTTTCCACTCCTGGAAGAGTTCTTTTGAGAGTTCTGTAATTTGGCTTGCTCCTTCATTTGGACCATCTTCTGGTCATGTTGTTGAGCGCCTTGGACAGCTTTCTGTTGGGCTTGTTGGGCGCTCGCCACGACTGCTACACGACTTTGCTGTAGCTTACTAACGGCATCTAGCTGTGCGCTAAGTGCCTTAAACTTGAGTTCAGATTCTTGTTTCTGAGCTTCCATTGCTTGTTTGAATTGTTGGTCTCGTTGCATCAATTCACTCTTGAAGGCAAGTTCTTGTTGCTTCATTTGTGATTTTCCTTGTTCAGCTTCTGCCTTCATCTGAAGCTCTTGTGCTTTAGGGTCAGGAGGAGGTTGGAACTGTCCAGTTTGTTGGACTTGTTGGTTAAACAACCGCTCTGGGCTAGGTTGCTCTTGGGCATCAAGAATGCGTTTAACAACTTCTAATGGGTCAAGAATACCTAATGGCAGGAGTTCCATTAGAGCCTGTGCTTTCATCAACTTCTCGGTTTGAGTTGGAGTTGAGGGATCAGCGTTAGGGCAAATGTCGTAAGTTTTTTCATCAAAGTCTGCAAGAGACACTTGAGTATCCAGTACATTTTGATATTCGCTCTGATCCAAATACAAACTGTTAAGTTTAAACAGCTTTTTGTACTCGGATGTAAGAGCGCGGTAGACACGCTTGTAAACCGCAGTAAATACCTTCATTCCCTGCTCAATGGTGGCCATCGTTGTGGTTGCAGGAGTATTCTGTCCTGGCATCTTACCAACAAAGATTTCAGCCACACTAGCCAGCTCTTTACCAGAGCTAATCATAGTTCCCATCAACTGGAAAAGAACAGCAGAAGGCTCTTTAGTAGGTAAGGGCAATACTTGTTTACGGAGGTCGTCGGCAGGAGTTTGGATGGTTTTCCATTCACCTGGGGTCCAACGTTGCTCACCCATTTTTAGTTTAAGGCCTTTGCCTAAAAACCCACCTTGTAAATTGTTAATGTGACCAGCATCTAGGAGCTGGTTCATTGTCGTATTTACTGCTTCGTTAATTGGGGTTAAAAGAAGACCAAACCCAATGTCGTAAAAGCCACCATCAGGATTAGGAATAAAAGAAAATTTGGTGTAATACTGGATAGCATCAATCTTTTGGAGTTTACCATCCTCTGACGTATAAATCGTGGTGTCGTCGAATCGTGGAACAATGCGTACCACCTTCCTAGAGTTACGTTCAAACGTGATAATGTACGGCTCGGGGTATCCGTCGTCGTCCATGTCATAATACGTATGCTGTTCGATAAACTGATAAGGCATTGTTTCGTCGTTTTGCACGACTTCTACAGCACCTTCTGGGGTCCAAGACACCGGATCACCTAACTCAGTATCCAAGAACAGGCCAGCTTGCTGACGCTCCTTGAGCTGTCTCCTATTCAAGAGAATTACTTGGGAAATACGTTCTGCATCATCAAGGTTCTTTGCCCAGTAGTTTACAACCAAGTCAATTGGAAGAACCAACTCAGAAACGTTGTGTTTCAAGATGGGGTTGTAATAGGTCTTCTTGAAGATGGTCCCAACAATGGGAAGCATCATCAAAAGCTTATCCATGTCTTCTTCCCAACAGCGCATTTCGCGTAGGAGTTGGTAAGACATAAACTGAGATACTCTCTGAGATTGCTCCAGTTTGGTTTGATCGGGGTCTTTACCAATCACGGCACATTTAACAATGTTACCAGTAGCAGGGATTAGGGAAGGGTAGGCACGGGCATTAAACTGCATTGCAGCCGTGGAAAGAAGGGGGTATTTGACGTTGGCAGCACCAACCCAGGGATAAGTCTTTTCTTCTTTAACTTGAAGGGCTAGATCGGTCCAGCACTTTAGGTTCTTTTCCCATTCTGCACGAGAACGCTTGTCATATTCAAATCCATCAGAAACTTGGCTAGAGATTTTGTTAAGTTTTTCCTCTTCCAACCCTTCTGCGAGATTTTTATTCTCCAACTGGGCACGAAGACTAGTAGCCGGTGTAGGCGCTACGTCCTGCTGTGTCTGTTCTGGATTCTCGTAGTTTATCATAGTATTCGTCGTCTTCCTGTTCTTCTTTAGTAGGCGCTTCAATTAAGGAATCTAGCATAATACCAATGTAGGCAAAGGCGTCTACTTGGTCGTCTTTAGTTCCCCGTGGAAACTTACAAAGTTCGTCTTCAAAAGACGGATACCAATCAGCATTCTTATCAAACCTAATACCACCAGCCCGCATACGGCCTTGAATTGACCTAGCCCGTGAGATTTTGTCCTTACCACCATGCTTTAAAGGGAACAAATTAACGTACTTTCCAGTACGAATCATCTCTTCCCGTAAAAATGGTCCAATAGACTTAGACACTTGCATCTCTTCGATACCAAACACGTCAGGTTTGTACACATCGTTAAGAGAAATAATCATATCTACAATTTCTCTACCGTCTAGCCGCTCTCTAATCACATTCTTCACATGAATAATGCGGTTTTCGTCCATTCCAGCCACAACAAACACACTGTAGTCAGCAGTTTCTTCCTTACTAATGGCTAAGTCGGCAGCAATGTAATAGTTTAGTTGTTTCTTTTTGTCGTCAGTGGAGGCTTGTACAAAATCATTCTTTTTAAAGTAGGCCACTGAGTCATCAATGGGTTCATTTAAGAATTCCTGTGAATAAACATCCGAAATACCACGGGCCA